GGATCTGTTCCAACACCTACTTCATCTCCTACGTTAGATGTTATTATTCCACCTCCAGGTGGACATGGTAAGGATATTTACCGTGAATTGGGTGCTACAAATGCTCTTCTTTATGCACGAATTGAAAATGATGCAGAGAACCCTGACTTTATCACAGGAAACCAATTCGCAAGAATAGGTATTATTGAGAATCCATATGCTTGGGGTTCTACACAGTTACTTACTTTGGATAAAGCATCTGCTACTTATGCATTAAGATTAGCAGGTACGGGGTATAGTTCAGTATCTTTTGCAGGTGATAGTATAATTACACAGACTGTTGGTACTGGTGTTACTGCTGTTGGTAAGGTTGTTTCATATGATCAAACTACTGGAGTATTGAAGTATTGGCAGGATAGAACCATTGCTGGTTTTAATACTGTTGGTACTGCTCAAACAAACCCAACTTATGGTTATGATACTACGCGATTTACTTCAGATCCAACATCAGGTGGTAATCGAATTATTGTAGGTGGTAGTGCTAATTTGTCTATTAGTACTACATTTAGTGGTCTATCTACCTCAATAAATAATAGGACATACTACCTTGGTCAATCCTTTACAAAAGGATTAGCAAACCCAGAAATTAAAAAATATTCTGGAAATATGATTTACGTTGACCACAGACCTTCTATTACACGATCTTCAAACCAAAAAGAAGACGTTAAGATCATATTACAGTTCTAAAATACTATGGCCCAACAAACTAATCTCAACGTCAGTCCATATTTTGACGACTTTGCAGAGGATTCTAATTATCATAAGGTTCTCTTTAAACCAGGATATCCTGTCCAAGCAAGAGAATTAACTGGTCTGCAGTCAATATTGCAGAATCAGATTGAGAAGTTTGGTCAGCACTTTTTTAAGGAAGGGTCTAAGGTTATTCCTGGAAATACAGCGTATTCTCCAGAGTATTTTGCTGTAGAATTAAATAATACTCACTTAGGTGTACCCGTAAATTACTATATTGAACAGTTGGTTGGTAGAAAGATAATTGGAATGTCAACTGGTGTGACTGCTATAGTTAATCAGGTTTTAGAAGCAACTGAGTCTGAAAGAGGAAATTTAACAATATATGTGTCTTACATATCTTCTGGTGTTGAAGATAGTTCTATTAAACAGTTTAATGATGGAGAACTTTTAATAGCAGATAGTGATATAACTTCTGACTCTTCAAATAATGCATATATTCCTTCTGGGGAATCATTTGCATCTTGTATAGCACAGAATGCAACTTCTACTGCTGCATCATTTTCTATATCAAATGGTGTTTATTTTATAAGAGGTAATTTTGTTAATGTACATGATGAGACTATAATTTTAAGTCAATATGATGCTACTCCTAGTGGAAGAATTGGTTTAAGAATTGAAGAAGATATTCTTAATGCTGATGAGGATCCAACTTTAGCAGATAATTCTAAAGGTTTTAATAATTATGCTGCACCTGGTGCAGACCGTTTAAAGATTTCTGCTAGTTTATATTCAAAACCATTAGATGATTTTAATGATTCTAATTTTATAGAATTAGCAACTGTTGATAATGGTACTTTAACATCCCAAAAAGTTAATCCCGAATATAATTTTATTAATGATGAACTTGCTCGTAGAACATATGAGGAATCTGGTGATTATACCATAAAACCATTTACTATTACTGTAAGGAATTCTTTAAATAATGGTACTGGTAATAATGGTATATTTTCGGATGGAGAATCTACCCCTTCAGGGACTTTAGCTTCTGATGATCTTGCATTATATCAAGTAAGTCCAGGAAAGGCATTTGTAAAAGGGTATGAAGTAGAAACAATTTCTTCATCTTTCTTGGATTGTGATAAACCAAGAACATCTAAAAAATTAGAAACTCAAGGAGTATCATATAATACTGGTACAACACTTACTCTTAATAGAGTACATGGAGCACCTGTTATTGGAATAGGTAATACTTATATTGTTAGTTTAAGAAGTCAAAGAACTGTTGGTGACGGCAAGGTGGCTGGCCAAGAGATTGGTGTTGCCAGAGTTTATGACAATGCATTAGAATCTGGATCATATTCTGCTAGCAATTCTAATACTAATGAGTGGGATATTTCATTATATGATGTTCAATTAAGTACTCGTATAACATTAAATGAGAATATTACTTTACCTGTTCCTACACATATAAAAGGAAAGTATAGTGGTGCTACTGGATATTTGATGAATGCTGTTAGTAACAGTACATCTATGGATATCTATGGTACAAATGGTCAGTTTTTACAGAATGAACCATTTATCTTTAGTAGAAATGATGCTAGTCAGAATCCAAATAGTCGTGTTGCAGTTGCTGTAACATCATATGGAATTGGAGATGTTAAGCAATTGTATGGTGGACCACAGTTAGGTAATAGGGTTGGTGCTGGTATTGGAACTTTCTGTGCTGATGTTATACAGCAAGATGCATTTACTTTTGGAGAAGCAACAATGACTTCCGCAACTGGAAGTGGTGCTGTTTCAATTAGTACGATAACCAGTGAAAACACACTATTCCCAGGAAAATTAAGAGTTGATAATATTCTTTCATTTGGTGGTCTTGGTAATAATGAAAGTTCATATGTAAGAATAACTGAGGTTAATTCTGCTAATGTAGTTGTTACTGGAGTTTCAACGGTAACTGGAGTTCAACAAGGTGCATTATATAAAGGTACTGCTAATACTACATTAAATGTTCCTAACTTAAAACTAGTAACAAGTCCTTTATCAGCATCAACTGAGAATACTTTATTTACATTGATGCCGAAGATGTTGGTATCAGATGTTGATCTTTCAGATGCTGTATTAAGTATTAGAAAAACACAAACGGTAAGTATTGTTGGTGGTCAACTTTCTTCTGCCTTAACTGCAGATACTAATGAAGCATTTTTAGCATATGATGAAGAGAGATATTCTTTAACTAGAGCAGATGGAACAACTATAGCACTTACTTCTGATATGTTCCAGTTTTCTTCTGGATCTACTATTTTACAGATTAATACGGGTGGTGCTGATTCTGCTGGATGTACATTAATAACAACATTACAGAAGTCAAAACCTTCTGCTAAGATTAAGAGATTAAACAGAGTTAATTCTACTGTTATCAATGCGTCAGCAAAAGCAGGATCTGGTATTGGTGCAACAACTTTAAATGATGGTTTGGTTCGTGGTGATTTCCCAATTGGAACAAGAGTCCAAGATGAAGAGATTGCATTAAATGAGGCTGATGTTATTAGGATTCATGGCATTTATGAATCTCTTGATACAAGTGCTCCATCTGCGCCTAAGATGACCTTATCTACTTTAAATGGTCCCACTGCAAAAACAACTGATCTTATTGTAGGTGAAAGAATTAAGGGTGCTAGTAGTGGTGCAGTTGCTATTGTTGCAGAAACTTTAACAGATGCTCAAATATCATATATTCAAAAAAATACTGATGGTTTTGAAGAAGGTGAAGTAGTTACTTTTGAAGAATCTAATGTTCAAGGAGTTGTTACTACTTTAGATAATCCAAGTCGAGATATATCTACTCATTACACATTTAATACTGGACAAAGACCATCATTCTATGATTATGGTTTTATTAGAAGAGTTTCTAATGCTAAACCACCAAAGAGAACTATAAGAGTCTATTTTGCTAATGGGTATTATGATGATACCGATGATGGTGATATTACAACAAAAAATTCATATGATACTTGGGATTATTCGAGGGATATTCCAACAATTAATGGTGATAAGGTTACTGATACTATTGATATAAGACCAAAAGTTAGTACTTATACGGTAACAGAATCTAAGAGATCTCCATTAGAATTCTATGGAAGAAGTTTTGCTTCTAGTGGAAATTCTGCTAAAAACATTTTAGCATCTGATGAGACTATTACTACTAATTTCTCATTCTATGTTGGTAGAGTAGATAGAATATTCTTGGATAAAACTGGAAAATTCCAGGTTCAGTATGGTGATCCATCAGAGAAGCAAGAAATGCCTATATCTATTGATGATGCAATAGAAATTGGTAGTGTTAATTTGCCACCATATCTCTTTGATACTGATGATGCTACACTTTCGTTTATGAAGCATAAACGATATAGGATGAAAGATATTAAGGATCTTGAGGATAGAATCAAGAGTCTTGAATATTATACATCATTATCTCTTCTTGAGACAGAAACTGCCAATATGTTCCTTCCAGATGCTGATGGAATGAATAAATTTAAATCTGGTTTTTATGTTGATAACTTTACTTCACTTTTACCACAAGAGACTAGTACTAAGATAAAAAATAGTTTAGATCCAGCACTTAAGGAATTGAGACCACAGCATTATACAACATCAGTTGATCTTATTCCTGGACCTGTTGAAGGGGTTGCTGCTAATGTTGATAGAACATTTATGGATCCAGAGGGTACTAATATTAAGAAAGGTAGAGATGTTGTTACTCTTGATTACACTGAAGTTGAGTGGTTAAGTCAGCAATTTGCTACTAGGACTGAAAGTGTTACACCATTCTTAGTAAGTTTCTGGCAAGCAAAAGTGAAACTATCACCTTCATCAGATACTTGGGTAGATACTGCAAGAATTAAAGCAAAAATTATTAAACAAGAAGGTAATTTTGCAGGTGTTACAGCTCAAGCAATGCAACAATTTGGTGTTGACCCACAAACTGGTCAAGCTCCAGTAGTTTGGAATGCATGGGAAACTACTTGGACTGGTCAAAGTTTTACTGACCGTACAGAACAAAGAAAAGTAACAGGAAAGAAAGAAGTAGAAGAAATTATTAAGGCTGGTTGGATTAATGGTGGTCGTGGAAGAAACCATTCTCAAATGGTTGAAATGACAACTACTACAACAATGAAAGATAATATTAGAGATACTTATGATACAGGTACATCTAGAAGATCTGGTACAAGAAAGGTTGTTACTGAGCAATGGGATAATGAATCTATTGGTGATAAAGTAGTCAGCAGAGATCTTGTACAAATAATGCGTTCTAGGAATATAGAATTCAGAGCTACTAAATGCAAACCATTAACTCAAATGTATCCCTTCTTTGATGGGGTGAAAGTTAAGAGATATTGTACTCCAAAATTAATGGAAATTACAATGCAATCTGGAACTTTCCAGGTAGGTGAAACTGTTAGAGGTGCAATTCCTGGTATAGGTGTTCAAGCAGAAGGTACTGATAAACCATTTATTAAATTTAGAGTTGCACAAGCAAACCATAGAGAAGGGCCTTTTAATGCACCAACTGCAGTATTCAAAAAGAATCCATATATTTCACAAGTTGGGGCAACAGGTTTAGAAACATTCTTAGGTACTCCTGGAACTGTTCAATTAGCTAGTGCTTCTGGTGGAGCAACGGATCTTCCATCTACATATTCAGCAACTACAACCATATTGAATGTTGATACTAAATCCTTAAGTGAGCAAGCACAGGGAGATTGGTTTGGGTATGCTAAGACTGGTATGGCTCTTATCGGTACAACCAGTGGTGCTGTTGCAAAAATAACTGATGTTAGATTAATAACTGATTTGGGTGCGAATTTGATTGGATCATTCTATATTCCAAATCCAAATAGTGGTAATCATCCAAAATTTGAAACAGGTACTAAAACCTTTACTTTGATTGATAATACTACTAATGATCAAGATAATACTGATAGTTTTGGTGAAGATCATTATACTGCTACAGGAACACTCGAAACTGTTCAAGAATCGATTATTTCTACTAGAAATGCTGTTATTGAAACCAAGCATAGTAAACAAGCAAAGGGTGCGAAGAAACTTGCAGGATCTACAGTTATGAAAACTACTGCAATATCATCTGAAACCAAAGAAACTGGAAGAAGAGATATTTGGTATGACCCTCTAGCACAATCTTTCCAGGTTACAGAGGCACAAGGTATATTCGTTACTAGTTGTGATATTTACTTCAAGTCTAAGGATGACATGGATATTCCTATGACATTCCAAATTCGAACGATGTCTGGGGGTGTTCCGACGCAGAAGATATTACCGTTCTCGGAAATTGTGATGGATCCAGATAATATTAAAACATCTTCAACTGGAACTGTAGCAACTACATTTACATTCGATGCACCAGTATATCTTGAAGGTGCAAACCAAGAATATGCAATTGCGCTTTCGTCTTGGTCAACAAAATATCAGGTGTTTATTTCTAGGATTGGAGAGTCTGATCTGTTAACTGATGAATTTATTTCACAGCAGCCATATTTGGGATCTCTATTTAAGTCTCAGAATGCTTCTACTTGGGAACCTTCTCAGTGGGAAGATCTTAAGTTTAAGATTAGAAGAGCAGAATTTGAAACTGCTGGAACATTAGAATTGTATAACCCAGTTCTTTCAGAAGGTAATAAGCAGATTGCACATTTGATGCCAAATCCGATTAATATTAATTCAAGGCAAGTTAGAGTTGGTTTTGGAACAGCAATAAGTGATAATGTTCTTACAAAAGGAAATACAGTTACTCAGCAAGGATCAAATGCAACAGGAGACTTTTTATCAGTTGCAGGTGTTGCTACTGGACAATTAGGAATTGTTAATAGTGGATTGGGATTCTTCCCTGGTGCTGGTACTTCTACGAAAATAGGTATTGCCTTAACCAATATAACTGCTGGAGGGGATTTTGTAACTGCCGATGTGGTGGTTACTGATGGTGGAATTACATCAGCAAGAGTCATAACTTCTGGTTCTGGATATCAAGTTGGTGATGTTCTTGGTATAGCAACAGTTGGTGTAGGAACAATGAATGTTGGTAGAAATGCTCGCTTCAGTATTGCTAATTTGGGGATGGCTAATGAGTTGTTACTTGAAAATGTTCAAGGTAACTTTGTAGTTGGTGCTGGTAAGACTATTATGTTTGATAATCCAATTACTGGACTTACAACAACGTTAGGTTCTAATGGATCTACTGGTTGGGGATTCTCTCCAGAGAAACTTACAGTTCTTAGTGATGGATTACATTTCACTATTGATCATAGAAATCATGGTATGCATCATGAACAGAATCGAGCAAGACTTGAGGGTGCAACTTCTGATATTGCACCAACAAGATTATCATTACCATATGGTTCATCTGCTTCATCGTCTATAGCAGTAGAAAATAGTTCTGATTTTGAGAACTTTGAAGGTGTTGGTGTTGCTGCAACTAATCCAGGTTATGCTCAAGTTGGAGATGAAGTTATTAAGTATACTGGAGCAGGTGGTGGTAGTTTAACTGGAATTACTAGAGGAACTGATAAGTCAAATTATTTAAAAGGACAACCTGTTTATAAGTATGAAATGGGTGGAGTTAGTTTGAGAAGAATTAACAGAACTCATTTATTGAGTGATGTCACTGATCTTGATCCTGCACCAATAACATTTGATTCATATACTCTTAAACTCAGTCAAGGTAGTTTAGGTGATGATACTACTGATAGAAGTAGTAGTACGGCAGGAAGTAATCCAGTACTTTACTTTAATGATACTAGATCTACTGGTGGTTTTGATGTTAAAGGAACTCAAAATATACCTTTCCAAATTATATCACCAAATATCCAAAATACAACTGTTCCAGGAACAAGTATAAATGCTATTTTGAGAACTGTTTCTGCTACCAGTCTTGGTGATGGTAAAGGTCGAGGTACTGATATACCATTTATGGATAAAGGAACTGAATCTGTTACATTAAATGCATCTAATTATTTAAATTCTACAAGATGTATTGCATCTAGAGTTAATGAGACTAATAATGCTGTGATTAAGTCATTCTCAGGTGATAGATCAATGGCTATGACTATTAATTTAACTACTTCGGATCCATTATTAACACCTGTTATTGATTTAGAAAGAATTAGTGCAATTTTAGTTTCTAATAGAGTTGATGCACCAATTTCAAATTATAAGACTGACAATAGGGTTAACAATATGTTTGATGACCCAACAGCGTGTCAGTATATTTCTAAAGAGAATACTTTAACAAATTCTGCTACTCAAATTAAAATTCTAATGAATGCTCATATTAATGAATATTCTGATATTAGGGCATTCTATGCAATTAGTGATACTGCAAACTTTGATCCAATCTTTATTCCATTCCCTGGGTATCTAAACTTGAATAATAGGGGTGAGGTTATAGCGGCTGCAGAAAGTGATGGACGACCAGATAAGTACAATCCTAAGCAAGATGCTGGTAAATTTAAACCCGATGATATATCCTTTAGGGAATATACCTTTAGTGTAGAAGATCTACCAACATTTAAGCACTATAGGATTAAGTTTGTAATGACTTCAACCAATCAAACATGGGTTCCTAAAGCATCCGACCTACGTGTTATCACAATGGCATAATTATGAGTTACATAAAGGTAAAAGATTTTTCAAATCTTGCTAGAGATCCAGATAGTGGTCAAATAGTCAATACTAATGATTCTGCATATGACCAGTATATTGCTCGTCGATCTGTAAAAAAACGTGAAAAACAAAAGCAGGTAGCAGTCGAAGGTGATTTAGATACTATGAAAGGTGATCTTGATGCCCTGAAGGGGGAAATTGGTGAAATTAAGTCTCTACTAAAGGAACTAGTCAATGGCCACTAAAAAAATTACATTCGATCCAGAAGCTGGTGTAGCATATGCTGCCAACTTTGTTCTTAATGGTGGTTCTGATTTCACAGGAACTTTTGAAGTTGTAGATACTAGTGGAACTGGGTGGAATTTTTCTACAACCAATTCAGTTGGTATAGCTACAACTACAGGATGGACTGGATCATCTCAATTAACAAAGAGTGTTGCTGTTGGATCAACTGGATATGTTTTAGCAACCTTTAATGTTGGTATTGATACTGCTTCAATTACTACCACCACTGGAGGCAAATTTACTATTTCTTTAGGATCAACTGCCACTAGAACTTTAGGTGAAGGTAGATATGTTTATGATGTTCTTGTTAGTTCTGGAGCGACTGTGTATAAGATTGTTGACGGAACAATCCTAGTTCAACCAGCCATTTCGGCCGCACTATAAATATTGATAGAGGTATTGTATAAATGTCCCAACCAGCTTCAAGATCAGAACTTATTACTTACTGCAAAAGGCAGTTAGGTGCTCCAGTATTGGAGATTAATGTTGCTGATGAACAAGTAGAAGATCTTCTTGATGATGCTGTTCAGTATTTCCAAGAAAGGCATTTTGATGGTGTATATCCAGCATTTTTAAAGTATAAGTTAACAGAAGATGATATTAAGAGGGGAAGATCTAGAGGCAATAATGATAGCGATAATGTAGGAATAACAACTACTACTGCTACTGCAACTATTGATGGTGGTACTACCAGTTTTAGTTGGACAGAGACTAGTAATTATTTGCAGGTTCCACCAGAGGTTATTGGAGTAACAAAGATATTCCATTTTGATGGAACAAACTCCATGTCAAGTGGTATGTTCAGTATTAAATATCAAATGTTCCTAAATGATGTATATTATTGGGGTGCAATGGAGATGTTGACATATGCAATGACTAAAACATACCTTGAAGATATTAATTTCCTATTAACAACACAAAAACAAATAAGATTTAATCAGAGACAAGATAGATTGTATATGGATATTGATTGGAGTAATGTTGTTGAAGGTGATTATATAATTATGGATTGTTATAGAGCAATGAATCCAAATGATTATTCAAGAGTTTGGAATGATTCATTCCTTAAGAAATACCTTACTGCTCTTATTAAAAGGCAATGGGGACAGAATTTAATGAAGTTCCAGGGAGTTAAGTTACCTGGTGGGGTAGAACTAAATGGTAGACAAATTTATGATGATGCAGATAAAGATCTTGAAGTTATCAGAGAAATGATGTCTAACACTTATGAACTTCCACCACTAGATATGATAGGTTAAGAACATGGCACTTAACCCGTTTTTCCAACAAGGCTCATCTGGTGAACAAAGTCTTGTTCAATCTCTTATTAATGAGCAATTAAGAATGTATGGTGTAGATGTACACTATATGCCTAGAAAGTATGTTGAAGAGAAAACTATATTAAAGGAAGTAACTGCATCTAAGTTCGATGATGCATATCCAATAGAAGCATATATTGATAACTTTGATGGGTATGGAGACAACCCAACAATGTTGTCTAAGTTTGGTATTCAGGCAACTAATGAAGTTACTGTAATTATTTCGAAAGAGAGATTTGAAACTTATATTTCTCCTTTGATGAAGAATGAGGAGAATGTGAAATTATCTACTAGACCTAAAGAGGGAGATTTAATATATTTTCCATTAGGAGATCGTCTATTTGAAATCAAGTATGTAGAGCACGAGA